GTCAATTTTTTTCACGCATCATATTTTGAAATTTCGGTTTTTAGGCCATCTGCGCCGAGGGCAAAACACCCATTTTTGAAAATTTGACTTTTTAGTCCACAAGGCACAATATATTGTGTTGAGAGGGGATAAAAGCACAAGATATTGTGTCTGTCTGCTTGGATTGCTCGGGATTTTCAGGGGCTTTCACAAGATTCTTGACGACTTTTTGCGAGGTGGCTTTTTCCTTGGCACAAGACTGGGCTCTTGCCTTCTACCATTCGCCAGCTTGGCTCAAGAACCGCAAGGCTTACATGCAGCGCGTCATTGACACTCCCTATGGCCTTGTACCTGCGGGTATGTGCGAGCGTTGCTTTGAGCGTGGCGAGCTGACTCCTGCGAAGGTCGTTCATCACAAGATTCATCTGACCCCTCAGAACATCGACGACCCTCACGTGACCCTCTCTTATGACAACTTTCAGCGTCTCTGTCAGGACTGCCATGCGTTTGTGCATAGCGGTGCGACCGAGATGCGCGTTGCCTTTGACGAGCATGGAAGGGTCGTGCCAAAGAACACTGACCCTTGGCGTGAATGGAGGATGCATGGCTAAGCAGATTTCGGAGGCAACTACTCGCCTTGAGAGGCTTCAGAACGAGTCTGCCGGACTTACGGGCTTTGACAAGGCGTTGCTCGATGACCTTCTTACCGAGTATGACGCTCTCGCCTCGATGACCGAGGGGCTCCGCGAGGTCATCCTTGAGAAGGGCGTGATGGAGGAGAAGGAGGTCGGCACCGTCAACAACCGACACATCGAGCGCGTCGAGCGTGCCGAGTTCAAGGCGTACCAGAAGGCCATCGGTCGTCTTGGTGACCTCGCACGCAAGGTGTCCTCGTTCGCCAAGAACGCAACCGCCCCCGAGGAAGAGGACGACTTCGATGCCTTCAATGCCTAGTGTCGAGCCCTTCGTCTACGTGGACGATGAGGGCCGTTCCGATGCGGAGCGGTACTTCATGGGCTGTCTTGATGACACCTACGTTGTTGGCCGTCGCGTCAAGAAGCTCGCCGAGAAGATGCTCCCGCGCATCCGAGACGGCTACAAGCAGTGGCATTTCGACATCGATGCAGCTACAAGGCCCGTTCGCTTCATTGAGAAGTTCTGCCGCATTCCGAGCGCTAAGAACATGGGCAAGCCTTTCGTCATGGCCCCATACGAGCGCGTCGTTGTCGAGACGGCTTTTGGCTTCATTGACGACGATGGTGCGCGTGAGTTCAGGGAGGTGCTGGTAGAGTGGGCCAGAAAGTCAGGCAAGACGTCGCTCCTTGCCGCACTCAACATCTACATGCTCACTAGTGACGGCGAGGGTGGCGCAGAGGTCTACAACGGCGCAACGTCAGAGAGTCAGGCGCGTCTTTGCTACGGTGCCACCAACTCTATGATTGAGATGTCCCCCCAGCTCAAGAAGCGCATTAGGCGTGGCATGGTGCAGAAGCGCGGCATCTCCGGCCTCAACTACGACAAGACGCTCAGCTACCTCTGCACCATTAGCTCGAACTCCAAGAAGCTCGACGGTCTCAACACCAGCTTTGCGGTTCTCGACGAGCTTGCTGCATGCGAGGATGGCGGCGCGACCTACGACCTTCTCACTGAGTCCATGTCCTCGCGCAAGTCTCCGATGCTCTTCATCATCAGCACCGAAAACTACGTGCGCGAGAACATCTGGGACGAGCGCAAGAAGTACGCCTACGGTTGGCTCGACGACAAGATTGAGGACGACACCTTCCTGCCGTTTCTCTATGAGCTTGATAGCAGGGACGAGGTGTGGGACGAGCGCATGTGGCCCAAGGCTTCACCGGGATTGGGAATTACAAAGGACTGGGATTATCTGCGCAACCGCGTCAGCAAGGCGCAGCAGTCTCCCGCTCGCATGCCGTCTCTCTTGACCAAGGAGTTCAACCTTCCGTCCAACTCCTATGCGTCCTTCCTGTCCTATGAGGAGTGCGTCAACCGCGAGACGTACACCTTCGACGCGACGGAGTTCCGCTACGGCATCGTCGGCTTCGACCTCGCTGACCGTGGTGACCTCAATGCCGCCGTCATGATGTGCATGAAGCCCGACGATGACCACATCTACGAGAGGGCGATGTTCTGGATTGCGGAAGACCAAGTCGAGATTAACAGCAACTCCTTCAAGGAGCGCGATGGCGTGCCTTACCACCAGTGGGCCGCAGACGGCTGGATTCGCATTGTTCCCGGCAACAAGGTCAACCAGATGGTCGTCATCGAGTGGCTGCGCGAGCTTGTCGACGAGGGCGTGTACCCCTTCGCCGTGGGCTACGACAAGTGGCACGTCGACGACCACACCGAGCTTGAGCTTCAGCGGTTGGTAGGGGAGACTAGGGCGCGTCCCGTCGAGCAGTACGCCAAGGTCATCAGCCCCCTGATGAAGGAGCATCGCCTCGACCTCCGCGCCAAGCGCATCATCGACAACGACAACCCCGTGCTTGAGTGGTGCCGCTCCAACGTCAACGCCCGTGCCGACAACAACGACAACTACTTCCCCCAGAAGAAGGGGCTCCGTCCCCAGAACCGCATCGACGGCTACATGGCCGAGCTCTGCGCCTACGGTGCCCTCAAGCGCAACGAAGAGGAGTATATGCAAGCGATTGGCTGGTAGGGTTTTCGACAAACGCCTGTTGAAAACTCGGCCTCTGACAAGTACGTAAGACTCTCTAGTTACTCGATAGCCAGACTAACCTACGGAAAGAGAGAGGAAACCCTAAAAACTTTGGATGGGTTTTTAGGGTTTCACTCTCTTTCCTGTCTATATGAGATTGAAGTCAAGGAGAAAGAGAAGAAAGAGAAATATAAAAGAGAAAGAAGAGACAGAGGAAGTGAGCAGCGCAAACTCAGGTGCAGCCCACCCGAATGCATCAGCGACGAGAAGGGAGAGGCGGGCAACCTGCGAGGGGCGTGCTGGAAAACAGGTGGACTGCGTCATAAGTATAGCAGACCACAATATATTGTGGGAAAAAGTGCTTGACAAAGATTGAGACACAATATATAGTGTGTCACATGGGATTCTTGTCTAAATTGGTCCCAGCTTCTTGGCGCAGGAAGACGCCTCAAGACACCCTAGCATCGACAACTGGCTTCAAGACCTTCACCGAGACCGCACCTACGTTCTCGGCATGGGATGGCTCGCTCTACGAGATGGCCCAGACGAGGGCAATCGTGGAGCGCATCGCAGTCGCATGCTCGAAGCTCAAGCCTGAGTTTGTAATGCCGGAGGGTGGAACGGGCGTCAACCCGCGTGTGCAGAAGCTCTTCGAGACTTGGCCCAACGACGAGATGACGTGGCCGGACTTCCTTCGCCGCCTTGCGACGATTCTGTTCACGGACACCACGGCATACGTCGTTCCCCAGCTCGACAGGGACTACCGGGTGATTGGCCTCTACCCTCTGAAGCCGGCTTCTGCCGATGTAATCGAGTACGAGGACGAGCCTTACATCATGTTCCACATGATGAACGGCGACATTCAGGTGTTCGGCTTCTATCAGGTCGGCATCCTCACTCGCTTCCAGCTCTACAGCGACATCTTTGGCGGCAAGAACATTCCCCTCACTTCCACCCTTCGCCTCATGGACGCGCAGCGTCAGGCCGAGGAGTTGGCCCTCAAGAACGGTGCTCGCATCCGCTTCATCGGAAAGCTGGTCGGACTTGTCCAGCCTGACCAGATGGACAAGAAGCGCGAGAAGTTCGGCGAGGCCAACCTTGGCCCCACCAATACGAGCGGCATGATGGTCTATGACAACACGTGGGAGAGCATTCAGCAAATCAAGGAGCAGAGCTACACCATCGACGAGTCCGAGATGGACCGCATCGACAAGGCGCTCTACACCTACTTTGGCATCAACGAGCACATCCTCACGAACGACTACACGGAGGAGCAGTGGGGTGCCTTCTACGAGGGATGCATCGAGCCGTTCGCCCTCATGCTCGGCGAGCAGCTTACCAAGATGCTGATTAGCCCAATTCAGCGTCGTCATGGCAACCGCATCATGTTCTCGTCCAGCTACCTTGAGTACGCCACGCCTGAGAGCAAGCGCAAGGTCATCAACGACATGCTCGACCGTGGCGCAATCACGTGGAACCAAGCCGCCGACATCCTGCAACTCCCGCACTTCCCGGGCGGCGACATGCGCATCCTGCGCGGCGAGTTCTACATCCTCGACGAGAACAACAACGTAGTCGCGGAAAGCGGTGGTCACAACAGCACCACCGACGCGAGCGACGAACAAGACCCCGACTCTAGTCCTCCCGACGAGGACGAGCCCACACAAGACGACGACACGGATGGAGGCGATGACAATGCCGTACCTGCCGAATGACCGACAGTACCGCACGTTCGCTGCCGACAACTTCCGCGCCATCGAGAGTGACGGCGACAAGGATAGCTACGTCGTTCGCGGATACTTCACGGTCTTCGAGATGGAGTACGACCTTGGCGGCGACTTCTATGAGACCGTCGACAGCCGAGCACTCGATGACGCCAACATGAAAGACGTCATTTTCCAGCTAAATCATGACGGTGCCCCCTTAGCGCGTCAGCGCAACGGCTCCCTCAAGGTCGGCGTCGACTCCCATGGCGGATGGTGCGAGGCAGACCTTGGCGGTTGCCGCGAGGGCCGCGACCTCTACGAGTCCATCAAGAACGGCCTTGTCGTTGAGATGAGCTTTGGCTTCACCATTGCGGACGACGGCTTCGAGTGGGAGGAAGGCGAGGATGGTTCCATCCACTCCCGCATCACCCACGTGAACCGCGTCTACGACGTAAGTGCTGTATCCATCCCAGCAAATCCGAATACGTCCATCAGTGCACGTTCCTACCTCGACGGAGCGATTGAGGCTAGGCGCAAGCAGCAGGAGGTGCTGCGGCGTGCCGAGGATATGCGTCAGCGGAAGGCCGCTGCCGCAGAGCGGCTCAAGGGCCTGTCCCTTCTGTAGCCGAACAAAGTCACAATCACAGAGGAAAGGAGTGAGCCATGGAGTTCACCCCCATGAGCGCGGCTGAGTATCGCGCTCTCGACCGTGACGCTCTTGAGCAGCGTCAGTCCGTCCTTAATGACGCACTCGTCGCCGAGGAGCTTCCCGAGGATGTCACCATCGACATGCTTGAGGCCGAGGTCGGCTATGCCGAGGACGCCATTCGTCGCAAGAATGCCGAGACCCGCCTGAAGCGTTCCAAGCTGGACGCCGTCAAGACTGGTGCTGGCAAGGTCGTCGCCCAGAGCGACCCCGCGCCGATTGCCCAGACTCGCGGCTCCATCCAGCCCGTGAACGAGCCTGAGCACTTCACCGACTCCAAGGAGTACCGTCGCGCCCTCGCAGACCACATCCTGCGTCGTCGCCCCATGTCCTACGACATGCAGATGCGTGCAAATCAGGACATCACCAACTCCATCAACGGCGAGTTCTCCAGCGTTGGCGACTTCACCAACACCATCACCAACACCATCGCCTTCCCGCACTCCTTCATCGGCGGCATCATCAAGCCGCTCGACGAGTACGGCAACATCTACTCCAAGGTGCAGAAGCTCAACCTCCCCGGCGCTATCACCTACCGCGAGAACCAGCTTGAGTTCACTGCCTCGTGGCTTGAGGACGACAAGCACGTGTCGCCTTATAACGAGGAAGAAGACCCGACTGCGTTCACCTTCGCGTGGCACCAGCTTGAGGTTCGCTTCTCCCGCACCATGCTCGCTCAGGCCCTCCTGACCGACGACCTCAAGGCAATGGTCCCGCCCGCGCTCGCCAAGTCCATGGTCAAGGCCATCGAGGCCGCTATCATCCGTGGCAACGGCACCACCCAGCCTCTCGGCCTTACCGTCGACCCGCGCATCGTGGGTCAGGGCACCGAGGGCCAGTCTGGCTACATCGCTCCTCGCGCCGCCATCATCGAGGTCACCGAGGAGGACGTCGACGACTGGAAGTTCTGGCACTCCCTGCTCTACAACACCGCAGTCTTCAACCGCCTGTATCGCGACAACGGCGAGTGGACCTTCGGCGACTCCACTTGGGGCATGCACATCGACCTGCTGCATGACGACAACAACCGTCCTCTCGGCAAGACCGACGTCCTCAACGACGAGGCCGTCTACAAGCTGCGTGGCCGCAACGTCAACCTCGTCGAGGATGCCCTGCTCCCGAGCTTCGATGCCGCCTCTGACGGCGATGTCATCGGCATCTTCGGCAACTGGAACAACTACGTCATCAACACGCAGCCCGGTATGCCGCTCTCCACGGTTCAGTGGTCCGACTACGAGACCAACACCGAGAAGACTCGCGTGCTGACCGCCCTCGATGGCCGTCCCGTCTATCCCTACGGCTGGGCCATCCTCAAGAAGAAGGCTGGTGCCTAAGAGGAGGTGGTCACTATGACCAAGAAGGAAGCCATTATGGCTCTGGTCGAGAAGCTCGCTGGCGATGACGCCGACAAGATTCCCGCAGGTGCAGGAGCTTCCACCGCTGCCGCCCTCGCGTTCCTTGGCGAGTGTCTCACCGTCGACTCTGGCGCGGTTAAGTTCGCGATTCCGGAGGAAGAGACCACCTAGGAGTCCCTCGATGAGGGAACCGAGTAGGAGAAAGACCTATGACGACCGTAACGGTACTCAAGCCATTCCGTGACTTTGCGAAGCACCGCGACCGCGTCGTCGGCGAGACCTTTAAGGCAACCGAGGAGCGTGCGCGTCAGATTGACGCCAAGCTCCCCGGCTACATCGCCTATGTCGTCGAGGAGAAGGTTGACCTCTCCAAGATGACCGTCGCACAGCTCAAGGAGCTTGCCGCCGAGCGCGGCATCGAGGTGCCCAGCGGGGCCAAGAAGGCCCAACTGGTCTCATTGCTAGAGGAGTAGAAGCATGGCCCAGCTTGACGAGACAGACCTGATTGACGAGGCAAAGATTCACCTCCGTGTCGTCACCGACATGACGGACGATGAGATTGCAACCCTCGTCAGAGCTGCCATCGACGACATGCGCCGCCTTGGCGTGCGCGAGTCCGTCATCTCTGGCAGCATGTCGCCCACCGTCAAGATGGCCGTCATGTTCTACTGCAAGGCACACTACGGTTACGACAACAGTGAGGCCATGCGGTTCAACGATTCGTACCGCATGGCCGTCACTAACCTCATGCACTCTGTAGCATGCGAGCCAGAAGAGGATGACGGCTGATGCGCTTCAACGACGCAGTGACGCTGCTCTCGACGCCGCAGAGGTATCAGGATGAGACGGGTGCGTGGCATGAGGGAGAACCTGTGCAGCGCACCATATTCTGCAATCCCATGACCATCGGCGTTGTCGCCATGGCAAACCTCCGCTCCTCTGAGGTGCGCATGATGAATGCCACCCAGCCCGTCGACGTCGGCCTGCGCAACGAGCACATGCTCCAAGTCAGGGCTCTCGACTACGCAGAAGAGCAGCAGTGCATCTACCATGGCGAGCAGTACGAAGTCCTCTATGCCTCTGGCTCAGGAGACTTTCGTGTGCTGACCATCGGACAGCGCCTTGGCAGCGAGCCAGAGGGGTAGCCATGTCTGACGTCACAATTGATGCAGATGCATTCGGCACGACGCTTGAGCAGCTTCTCGAAAGAGTCGGAACCAACGTTACCGCTCACATGCCAGCGGCGGTCGAGAAGGCCCTTACGCGCGGCGAAGCAGCGTGGAAGAAGAACGCACGCGCGGTCCTTAGCTCGTCCTACTCGCGTGGCGGGTGGGGCAAGCAGAAGAGGACCTACACCAAGAGTGGCCGTCCGAGTAAGAAGGTCGCTTGGTACGGCAGAACCTACAAGACCGGCAAGTACGCAAGGTCCATCACTCACCAGTTGCTTACCAGCGGCGGCGAGCTTGTCGAAGGCGAGATTGGCTCGCGCTCGATGCCGGGCCTTGCACACCTTCTCGAAAAGGGGCACGCATCGGTCGGAGGCGGCTTCGTCTCTGGCAGGAAGCACATAGAGCCCGCATTCGACGAGACTGTCGGCGACTTCGAGAGGGATGTCGAGATGGCAGTCGAGGAGGCAATCAATGACGCCTGACGAGATTGTCTTTGCCACCTTGCGCACAAGCGGCCTGAAGGGCACAAAGGTTGGGTGGCCCGTTGGCGGTGCACCGCCGCTCCCTTGGTTCACCTACAAGCACGTAAAGGGCGGCGAGTTCTTCGCCGACAACTCCGACTACGCCTTCATGCGCCGATATGACATCGACCTCTACCAGAGGGAGCCGAACGACGAAGAAGTCGAGCGGTTCGAGGAGGCCATTTCTCACATCGGCCCATATAAGTGCATCGAGACGTGGGAGCCCGGCGAAAGCTGCTGGATTACGTCGTATACCGTCACCTACCATCCCGACAACTAACCCGTAAGGAGGCCCTCGTATGGGCAAGGTAATCTACGGACTCAAGAACGTCCACTATGCAATCTACACCCCCGGTACTGGCAGCACTGCTGGCAGCTACGGCGCATGGAAGGCCATTCCCGGTGCCGTGTCGCTCTCTGCCGACGCCGACACCACCCAGAACGACTTCTATGCCGATGACGTTGTCTACGCTACCATCTCCGCATCCGCCAAGGAGACCGGCACCATCGAGTTCGCCGCAATCACCGAGGAGATGTACACCGACCTGTTCGGCTACGAGAACGACAGCACCTCCGGCATGACCTACCAGAAGACCGAGCCGTCCACAGTCACCGTGGCACTCGGCTACGAGGTCTCTGGCAACGAGGGCAAGATGCGCGGCGTCCGCTACAACGTCACCTTCACCGCCCCGTCTCAGGCCGCGAACACCATGACGGACTCCACCAACCCGGACACCGTCACGGTCAACTACAGCGCAGTCGGTCGTGACTTCACGGTTGGCACTGGTTCCAGCGCTCGAACCGTCAACGTCCTCAAGGCCCACTGCACCGACGCTGGCGAGACCCACGACGCATTCGACAAGTTCTGGAACGCGGTCGTCGTGCCCGGCACCACGCCCAGCAACGGCTAGACATAGAGCGCCATAAGCGAAGGCCCACTTCCCCAGACAAAGGGGGAGTGGGCCTTTCTTTTTGCACTTTTGTCTCGCAGAACAGAGAGAGGGAGAGACATGCCAAAGATTGACTACCTGCATGACGGCACGGAGCACGAGTACGAGGCAAGCATGTGGACGCTTGTGCTCTATGAACAGGAGTTCAAGCGCGACCTCATCAAGGACGTGTATGGTCGCATCGACCTGCGCAACGCCTCGAAGAACTTCGACGAGGATGGCAACATGGTCGCCATGGACTACACCGTAGACAACTGGATTGGCGAGCTCAGGGCCTTCTGGGCAATGCTCCGCACGAGCTCCGACATCGCTAGGGACGAGGGTCGCGCTGCCGACGAAGTCCCGTCTTTTGACAGGTGGAGCAGGCAGGTCAGCAGGGCGGCGCACGGTGTCGACGGCGGCATCAACATGGGCGAGATTTCGCAGGCCGTCTTCAACGAGTGCAACAGGGGATTGTTTCACACCGGAGCCGCCGCCTCCGAGTAAACCGGCAAGCGGCCCAAGCATCCTGCTCCCATACAACCACATCTGGACCGAGCTCATATCGCTAGGCGTCTCATGGGAGAGGGGCATGCGAATGTCATGGGGAACCGTGCGCATGCTGTTCGAGGCACGTGCAGAGGCATACGAGGCGTCAAGGAGCCGAGCGCACGGCGACGACGTCCGTTACGCAACAAAGGAAGACTACAGCAATTGGATTTAGCGGGAGGTGGTACCCATGGCGGCGGGAGCCTACAAGGGTCTGACCATTCGCATCGGCGCGGACACTACAAAGCTGACATCCTCGCTGCGTGGGGCCAACTCCGCAATCTTCAAGACTCAGGCTGAGCTGAACAAGCTGAACAAGGCCCTCAAGCTCGACCCCGGCAACAGCAACGCCTCTCAGTTGCAGATGGGCGCACTTGCGAGTCAGGCAACGAATGTGGCTCGCGAGATGGAAGTGCTGAAGAAGGGCATGGGCGAGATTGCCACAATGCCCGTCGCCACCAACGGTGCTAGTTCAGTTGCCGAGCTCGCTGAGCAGACAGCAAGCGCGACGCTCGCAGCAGAGGATGCCAAGGACGCCTACAACAAGGTCGACGCAGAGCTTGCTGAGATGTACAGGGACTTCACCAAGCTGTCGTCTGAGCATGGCAATGGACTGAAGTTTGGTAACGCCGATGGCATGGTCAATGACCTCAAGGAGATTGACAGCGAGCTTGAGGTAATCGCCCAGAATGGCAACAAGTCGACCGCGTGGCTCGACGGGATGAAGCAGAAGGCTCATGACCTGAAGGGCGACTGGGATACCGCCAGTGCCGCGCTGGACGATTATGCAAACGTGGCAAAACTTGAGGAGATGAACGTAAAGTTCGCCCTCGCCGAGGCGAAGCTCAAGAGCATCGCGCAGCAATTTGCTGGTCTTGCAATGAAGTCCGACATTGCAAAGTCTCTACAGCCGTTGCAGGACAAGCTCGAAACGGTCTCTGCTGCGACGGACCGCGCTAGGGAGAGGTTCAACAGGCTCGACCAAGCCTTCAAGCTGAACCCGACAAGCATAGGCACCGCCGCCGACAGGACGAGGAGCCTCCAAGAGGCCACCGATGCGGCAAACGCGAAGGCTCGAATGCTCAGGGAGCAAATCAACGCTTACCGCGCCGCAGGCATTGATGAAATTGCCAAGAAGACTGGCAACTCTGCCATGGCGTTCGAGAAGGCGAAGGAGAAGGTCGCCTCCCTTGAAGTTGAGCTTGAAAAGAACCGTAAAAAGTACGGCGAGAACAGCGAAGAGGCCAAGAAGCTGGAAAGGGCCCTCGCTGACGCGCTCAAGGCCGCTAAGACCGCTGGTGCCGTTGATGAGTACAGGAACCTGCAAGTCCAGCTCAGGGAGACCCGAGCAGAGTCCAAGCAGATGCGTGCCGCGCTCACCAGCGACCTGCAAGGCGTGGGTGCCGCTGCCGTGCAAGCGGCCATTGAGGTGGGCAACCTCATGAAGCAAGCTGGCTCGAAGATTATCGACTCCTCGGACGAAATCGACGCCGCATACCGCGACATGCGCAAGACCGTCAGCGGCACCGAGGAGCAGTACGAGGCCCTCTACGACGCCGCCATGAAGTACAGCCAGACCCACGTTACGAGCGCGGACACCATGCTTGAGATGGAGGCTCTGGCTGGTCAGGTTGGCGTGACAGCCGACCAGCTCCAGAATTTCTCAGAGGTCGCCGCTAATCTGGATGTCGCCACGGACATGGACGCGGAAGAGATTGCCCTCAAGATGGGTCAGATTGTCAACGTCATGTCTGACTTGAAGCCAGAGAATGTTCAGGCTTTCGCCGATGCTCTCGTTGACCTTGGCAACAAGATGCCAGCGCAGGAGTCTGCAATCATGCAGATTTCCCAGCGACTCTCGTCCATTGGTGATGTGGCGGGATTCTCAACGCCGGAGATTCTTGCATGGTCGGCGGCAATCGCATCCACGGGCCAGCGTTCCGAGGCCGCTGCCACTGGTGTCTCCAACATCATCACGACCATGCAGAGTGCTGTGAGCAATGGTGGAGCTGAGCTTGAGAAGTTCGCAAGTGCGACTGGCAAGACTTCCGAGGAGTTCAAGAAGGCGTGGGGCGATGATGCGTCTGGCGTGCTCAGGGACTTCATCGGTAAGTTGCAGGAGATGGGCCCAGATGCCATCCAGCAGCTCGAAGACCTTGGTATCGAAGGCATCAGGAGTACTCAGACACTCCTGTCTCTCGCCAAGACCGTAGAGAACGTCGACAAAGCAATGAACATCTCCGAGGGCGCGTGGGACCGCTACATGAACGGAGAGCCCATCAACGGTATGGGTGAGGCCGCTCAGGAGGCCGCTCGCAAGGCTGAGGGATTCTCTGGCTCTCTGGCTAAGATGAAGAACTCCGCTCAGGTTCTCGCAGCAACCCTTGGCGAGACCCTTGCACCATACATTGATACTGTCGCTGGCCTCATGCAGCACCTCACTGATGTCATCAATAACATGGATGACGCGACGAAGGACTCCATCGTCAGGTTTGGTGCCCTTACAGCCGGAATCGCCACTGTATACCCCGTTGTAAGTGCGCTCGGCGGAGCATTCCTGTCATTGGGAAAAAATGTCGTGTCACTCGTAACTGGCGGTATTGGTTTCCTTGCAAGTGGAGCCGCTTTTGCGTCGATTGCCTCTGGGTTTGAGACTATACAAATTGGTGCGTTGCTGGCGGGCGACGCACTTGGCGGACTACTAGCGGCAATAACGCCGCTCGGTGTTGTTGCTGCTGCCGTTGGCGCACTCGCGACGCTTGTTGGCGGCTACTACATCAAGAAGTTCCTCGATGCCAAGAAGCGCACCGACGACTTCAACGCCACAATCGATGGCATCAGGGGCACGACCGACAATCTGCACAGGGAGCTTCTCTATGGCAAGGAGGACATAGAGAAGTACGGCAAGGCGTGGATTGTCGCAAAGGATGACGTTGACGAGTTCATCAAGTCGCAGCAGGAGCACGTCAGTGCCATGAACGACACTCGCGACGAGTCCACAACGACCATCGGCATGCTCCAACAGTACAAGGACATCATCGATGAGTGCGCTGGTGCTGGCGAGGTTTCCGCTGAGAAGCAAGGCAAACTTGAGTGGGCTCTCAGAGGTCTTGAGGAGGCCACTGGTAAGGCTTACAGCGCAGAGGACATCCTCGCTGGAAAGATGGAGGACGAGGAAGGCAACGCCATCGACCTCAAGAAGGCCATCGACGACCTCATTGAGGCAAAGAAGAAGGAGTCCCAGCTTAACGCCTTGACCGAGATGCGCACGGAAGCAGTAAAGGGCCAGATGGAGGCTGGCGATGCTCGTGACGAGGCTTACGCAAGGTACCAGCAGCAGATGAAGTACGCTCAGGAAAACTACGGCGACATTATTAAGCAGTACGGTGGGTGGGACAAATTCATCCAGTCCGACTACAGCGGTGCCGAATATCTGAGGAACCTTGAGAGTGAGTGGAAGAACGCGCAGCAGGTCTACGACGAGTGGGAAGGCAAGATTTCCGACATCGACATGGAGATGGGGCTCCTCAGCGACACCGTCGACCACGAGCGCGAGGGCATCATGCGCACCGACCCCGTCATAAAGCAAGCCCTCGACAGTGTCGGTATCACGGGTGACAAGGTGCGCGACCTCGCAGTGAAGGTCATGGAAGCTGGCGTCTCGGCTGAGGACTTCGCGAACATCACCTCCGAGAACTTCGCCCTCATGGCACAGCAGTCTGGCGGTGACATCGACACGCTCGTGGGACTCATCCAGAACTACAACGAGACGGAGTTCGAGAGCAAGTACGGAAACCTCACCATCGACGGCTACGGCAACGTCGTGGATGCGATGGGCACCATCTACGAGTGGAACGGCACGGAGTTTGTGCCCAAGTACACCGAGGCCAACGTCGAGGTCACGGGCACCGAGGAGGCAAAGACCAGCGTTGATGAGGTTGCTGCCGCCGAGGACAAAGTCGAGGACAAAGACGTCGATGTGACCGCCAATGTCAATGGGACCAAAGACGTCGAAAACCTGCACAAGAACGAGAAGAAGGTCGTCAGCAAGACTGTCAGCATCACTGCAAACGTGTATGGCCTACAGGCCCTCAGTCTGATGCAGGGCGCAATCTCGAGCATAAAGTCCAAGACTGTTGACGTTGTCACGAACTCGATTAAGAAGGTCTTCACCGTTCCCGGTAACTCCGCCACTGGCGCGTACATCCCGTACAACAAGATTCCCAAGCATGCGGCTGGCATCTTCACGCGCCCGACGCTCACCAACATCGGATGGGTAGGCGAGGACGGTGCCGAGTTGTATAGCGGCAATAGCCTAATCCCGCTGACCAACCGCAAGTATTCCATGCCCTACATCAACGACATTTCCGATGCGGTGGCGAAGAAGATTGGCAGCGGCGGCACGAGCTACAACCTCTACATCAACGGCGCGTCAATCAACGACGACCCCGCCATCAGGGCCGCGTTCCTGAACCTGATGAGCGAGCTACAGCGCAAGGGGGCGATGAACGTTGGCAATCGATGAGGGAATCTACGAGCTGCGCACCATCCTACAGACCTCTATGGTCGTGACCGGCTCCGGCTACACTCCCGTCACTGGCTCCAACGTCTTCCTCTACTCGTGGAACGACGGCAACAACCGCAAGTGGCGGTTCACGAAGGACTCCAACAACCGCTGGCGCTTGCAGAACGCGGCCAACGGCCTCTACATGACGCTCGGCTCCTCCACACCCGCCAACGGCGTGAACGTGCGCCAGTGGACGAGTAGCGCAAACGACATCCAGTACTGGAATGTCATCGAGACGGGTAGTACCGTCAACTACGAGGGCTACACGTGTCCCGTCGTCCGTCTTGGTAACTACGCGACGAGCGGCGGGACCACGTGGATGCTCGACGTGGATGGTGCAATGACGAAGAACAGCACCAACATGGAGGTCAACAGCTCCAACAGCAACAACAGCCAGAGGTTCGCGCTGGTCCCAACGTCACTTGGCAATAATTCATACCCAGTGCCCGCCAGCCTTGGGTGGACTGCCGACACGAACAGCAACCCGTACAAGACGCACGCTTGGGCGTCCGAGACGCAGATGCACCTTGGCTGGAAGTGCCCGAACACGTGGGTTCCGAACTCTTCGAGGGGCTACGAGCGGCGCATCCGCACAAGGCTGATGAGCGCGTCAACCTCCACGTGGGGGTCTTGGTCGCAGTGGACCCAGTGGGCAGATGTTGACCCCGTGATGCGCGGTCAGTACTGCTACGACAACAACGTAGTGGACGGCTCTTTCAACACGAGCTCCTACAAGGCCAAGGAAGTCCAAGCCGAGGTCAGGTGCAAGTCTGGCACGACTCACGGCCAGACCGCGTCGGCAACGATGCGGAACATCATAGACCCGACCGCAACGATTTCGGTGAGCGGCGTCACAACGAGCGGAATCACGCTCTCCGTGTCAAGCGACTACCTTCCCGCGTACTACACCATCAGGGCCATCGAGGTCGGCGGGAAGAACGTCCTAGCCGAGGCGATACCAGTGAGCACCGTCAGCGGTGCGGCAACCTGCACGGTGCCGTGGGGGAGACTCAAGGACATCCCTGACAACGGGGCGTCCGCGACCATCCGATACTCGCGCGGCACCGACCTCTTCGCGTCAATCGGTGGAGGTGGAACAAGGTCAACTTCCGCGACGCTCGACTACGGTACCGCACCGTCAGCGGCACCGACAATTTCGGGCGGGAGCGGAAAGACGCTCAACGTGTCCTACACGGGCGGCGTCACGAGCGTGTGGACTTCCGCTGGCGACGGCGTTTTCGGCAAGGCGAGCGGCAGCGGAGTCCTGTACCCGTTCGACAAGTCGCTACGAATGCTTGCCACCCTCGGTGACGGCAAGGTGTACGTGGCGGACGTTCCCGCGATTCTTGGAAGGCCAGCTCACGCATTCAACTGGTCTGGCGGGTCGTTCCTCTTGGAATACAGAGAGGGCGAGCCGCTTTCCACGGACGTGTCGGTGGAGCGCGATGCCGAGAGGTTCAAGCTCAATGAGCGGGAGTGGGAGTCCGTGCACTACCAGCGCACCAAGAGCGGCTCGATTACCGCGACAGGCGCACTTGTCGGCGAGCTCAGCGAGTCCACGAGGAGGGAACTCGACGCACTCGTTGAGCAGGGCTACGTCACGTACCGCAGTCCGTTCGGTCTCGTGTCCGACGTGGCAGTCATGGACTACAGCCTGACGGAGCATGACCGCTGGACAGAGGTATCAGTGAGCATGACGCGCGTTACCAGCTAGGAGGTCGCCATGGAAATCGACTGGAAGGACCAGACGCGCGTAGACCGCCTAAAGTTCGAGATGGTGTCGGCCACCAACCTCAATGATGTTTACGGCGAGCTTGAGGGGGTTGACCTTTCTGGGTCAGCCCTCGACGCCGCCTACTACACCGACCTCCGAACGTCAGGTAGGCTCGCCGTCCGTGGCGACGGATGGGTGCGCGGCAGCAGGATAAGGATTACGCATGAGGTGCCAGAGTGGAACTACTCGAACGTTCTAGGCACCTACTTCGTGACCGCAGACCCCGCCTCTAGGCACCATGGCGGATGGGACTACGAGCTCAACCTAGAGTCTTCGCTCAAGGGTCTGTCCGAGGACAGGCTCGTGAGGCCATGGACGATAGCAAAGAACGCGATGGCACTCACGGCAATCAGGAAGTGCATCGGCGACGCCAGGCAGCCCTATGACGTGAGCAGGGCGAGGAACGCCAAGCTCAAGACCCCGCAGGTCATTGACTCAGGCACGGCACGCATCGAGGCCCTCTTCACGCTCAGCAAGCTCAGCAACAACCGAGTTGACGTGAGAGGCAACGGCACCATCGTTGTCGCACCATACGTGCTCCCCGCCAGCAAGGCGGCGAAGTTCCGCATCGACCTCGAAGAACCGCGCGGCATCGCCTTCGATGACCTTGAGCGCGAGTCCGACTGGCTCTCAATGCCCAACGTCGCGGCGGTGAGCCACAAGTACAGCGACACCGTCAAGAGGAACGGCAAGAGCGAGACGGTGCAAAGGGAGATAAACGCCTACGCGCAGGTGTCGAACGGTGCGCACCAGTCACGGGCAATCAGGGGCTACACCATCACGAGCTTCGAGTCGCTTTCTGAGCTCTCGCCGAGGACCGCCGCGAGGGCTCAGCAGATAGCAAAGCAGAACCTCAACAAAGACGTCAAGGAGCTTGTCACGTGGAGCCTCACCACGACGTACCTGCCAATCTGGGAGGGCGACGTGGTGGAACTTGCCGTGCATGACGGCATGCAAGCGTACAGGGGCGTGCGCAAGTGCCTCGTCAAGGCGCTCACGCTCGACCTACAGCACATGACCATGCGGCTGACCCTAAAGGAGACCGCGTCGGGAGACGAGGAGGATTAGATGGACCTTTTCGACCTCAGCTCAGCCCTCTTCGGCAGAAAGGGGATGGATAGCGACTCGGTCGAGTACGAGGAGACGACTCGCACCTACGTCGGCACGGCCACCTCCGATTCGGCAGACGGCAGCGTGTACGTCGAGCTGTCCGAGGACGTGACCATGCCAGACGAGTACGAGGGCGAGCACGGCATGGGCGTTGAGATGCCAACTGTGCCCAGAGTCAGTGAGGGCGACGAGGTTCTCGTCACCGTGTTCGGCAGCGGGGCGATGAAGTCCCCAGTTGTCACAGGCAACGCTGGCGAGGGCGACCGTCAGAACGCGGCAATAGCGGCGGCACACGCCATCGCCAACGCGGCGCAAGCCGTCGCGGAGGCCGTCAACCAGCACTTCTGGCACGACGACAACGGCGCTCACGTGACCGAGGCCACGCAGGAGGAGTGGGAGCAGTCGCAAAGCGGCCCGAACAGCCTGTGGAACTCTCTGGGCATGCTCTTCCGCGACGGGTTGAACAACCTCTTGACCCTCACCACCGAGGACGGCGCGCGTGCGCTCACCATCTGGAACGGTCTTGGCAACGCAGCATCGAACGTGCTCGCATCGTTCTCGGAGAACGGCATCGGTCTAGCAGGTGACGCATTCCGACTATCATCTACAAAAGTCGCAGACAGCCCGTATGATGGCGTAACGAGCACGACATCAAAGATACATATGGGCGACAAGGACTCAAATTATTCGGTTCAGTCATATCTTGACACCTATATCGAGTTGGGTCACCTCGACGGTGCAGACCAAGATGTTGCCAGCGGAAATTTTCACGTCGGATTTGACATAGAGGACGGCGAAGGGCAGCTGCTGCATAATGCCCAGTTGTACATAGGGGCTGGTGTTTCCCCTACAGGCACTTACTCATCGGATGCTAGTTTATCTGCCAGTGATGTTTCTCTCATGGCAACCGAGATTGTTGGCATTTCTGGCAAGCACATCTCAATCATAGATACAGAAAGCTCGCCGTCGCTTTACTGCGATGTGTCCAAGTTTATTTCTGGAATTATGTGCCATTCCCCTTCGTCAGCGGAAGAAGTCACCATAGGCTCAGACGATTTCGCGGGCTCGAATCGCGCTCTTTCCATAAAAGCAGTGGTCAGCAATAGCTCTTCCGACGTAAATGGTCATTCGCTGGATTTCCTGATTAGGACAGATGGCATAAATCTGTACGACTACACCACCGCTCAGACGCTTTGGACTTTTAACGATAGTCCGTCTCAGGCTAACCTCACCCGTGGTAGTGCCGCCGCATCATGGTCAAACGGCATAGTTCGACGCTATGGCAAGGTTGTTACAATGACCATTAATGGAGCGAAGCTATCCGCTGCTCTGGCAAGTGGCTCCACGTCTGGGAGCATAGCCACCATTCCAACGGGGTACCGCCCAAGCGTGCTTCAACGTGGCATCGCATGCATCGGCACAACTGGCAACTACGCGAACGTATGGTTTGTTGCGAGCACGACTGGAAATGTCGCAATAGCAAACCGCTCTTCGCTTCAAATCCCTACCACGGCTGAAATCAGCATGCAAATCACCTACATCATCGACTAAGGAGCCACCGTGTCATATCTCACAATCGAGCTCAAGACCAATTCAGAGGGCGGGTGCGCAGCCGAGGTCGTTTACACGGGTGCCGACCGTCGCTATGCCGAGCGCAAGTACCACGAAACATTGGCAACCGCTGCCACGTCTGGCCGCCCATGCCACGCGGCAGTCCTCATGCAGGGTGACGGCACGCTGATTGACACATATGCCTACGTCACCGAGACGGAGGGCGCATGATGCCGTACAGCCAGGCCGACCACGACCGCGCCGTCGAGCTGGGCAGCATCGGCATGGTTGTGACGGTCGTGCTGGTCGCGGCAATCCTCGTGCTGGCGGTGGTCGCATGATGCCGCCTATCCACTGGGACACCATCATCACGGGGCTCATCTCAGCCGCCATCCTTTGGGGCGTGCGCACGCTCAC